AACACTAACTAAAGCAGACTGTTCTGCTATAGGTGCTGGTAGAGCCATAAACCATGTAACTACTTTAAACAATAAGTAGATATACATTGAAATAAAAGCACGAGGGAATAATCTCCATCTACTAAAATACTCTGGTGCAATCCAAATCCAACCTCTGTCGTCAGGTGCACTCCACCAAGGTTTAGCTGCTGGTGCTTCTGGTTCGTCTCCAGGTATTTGCGCTTTTAATTCTTCATACTCGGCTAAGCTAATTTCTACAAAATTTTCTCTTTTATCTGCCATAATTTACTCCATATAAAATAAGTTCAATATTATTTATATGACTAAAACTTAATATCAGAATATTTGTCATCCGTTTTTCCTCTGTCAAAAACCGGAATATCAATATTACTATCTGATAATTGTTGTTGTGCTGAAGGATCTAAGTCAAATAATTTCATTTTTGCTCTATCAACACCAATCATAAATCTTTTATTTCTTGTAGGATCTGCATATCTATTCTTTAACTGTTTAATCATAAACTGACCCAACTGCTCTAATTCTTCTGTACTAATAATTGCAAACATTAAGTCTGCTGTTGCTGGTAATCCAAAACTTTCTGAGGTATCAGTTAAATCTACATCACTACTATTAAACCCACCCCTTGTTGTCTGTGTTGCACTAACAATAGGAACATTCTGCTCTACTGCTAATCCTCTAAGTTCTTCTGCAATACTTTTAATAACCATATAAGTATTTGCCTGACTGCCAGGTCTAAATCTAGAACTTGTACAAATATTTAAATAATCAACAAATATAATATTAGGGAAGAAACTCCTTTTAAGTTTTAATTCATTTATCAATGCTTTAAAATGTCCTGCATGTGCTGATGCTGTAGGATATTCTTTAACTATTAGTCTACCTTCTATCTTATCATTAATTTTACTAATTCTATCGTCATACATTGCCTTGGATAAGTCTTTTAAGTCCATAATAGGTATATTCATTAAATTAGCGTCTATACGTTCAGCAATTCTCTCTTCGGACATTTCTAGGGTAATATATAACACATTTTGCCCCTTAGCGATGCAAGCAGACGCCATATGACACATAAAAAGGGATTTACCAACACCCGTACCTGCTAATGCTATATTTAATGTTTTATTAGATAAACCACCTTCAGTTATCTTGTTAAACATATCCAAATCAAACTCTACTTTCTCTTCTAACCTATGATAATAATCATATCTTTTATCTGCGTCTTCTATAAAATCATGCCCTACATTAGTATCAAAACCTACACTCAATGCCTCAGATAAAATACTAGGTAAAGCATCTGTAGACATATCTTTCTTTTTACCATCTATGATTTGGATACTTTCCATAACACCCAAATATAATGCTTTATCTTTACAGAACTTTTCTGTTTCGTCTACTAACCAATTCTTATCTACTTCATCACCATTTAATGTATCAATAACTTCCATACATTTTTTATGAGTATCCTCATTCAAAGATTTATCTTCATTTAATTTAAGAATAATTGCTTGTTTACTTGGAGGGTTATTGTATTTTTCTACAAAGTCATAAATCACTTTAAATACTTTGTTGTCTTCAAAAGCCATAAAGTATTCAGGTTTAAGAAAAGGAATAACCTTTCTTACAAAGTCATCATCTTTAATTAAATTTTCTAAAATAACTTGTTCAATTCTGTTCTTCAATTTCTATAACCTTACTATATTCATTATAAACTTCTAAGACACAAGGCTCACAAATATAAACCGTGTCTTCTAATTCCATATCATTATGGAATCCTAATACCTTCTCATTATCTGGATCTAATGTTTTTTCACACCGATCACACTTTATCGTATTCTTTGGCAATGTCTTCCTCTGATATCTCTTGATTCATCATATCAACTGAACCAATAGTGTATCTCTCTTGAACCCAACTAGAAAATGTTTCGTCTTGTAAAATTGGTAGCCAAAACTCTTTGTTCAAGTCTTTTGCTCTAACCTTATTATCTGCACCTGTTCTTTGATACCAACCTACACTAGGTTTTGTAACATGTCCAGACTCTAATGCCATATCCAATAAACCAGACCATTTACTAATACCTGCTTCCCATGAAACATTTACAACAATTTTAGATTTCTCTCTAACAAACCTAGACTTTTCAACATTAATTACAAATTCATATCCTGTAACTTCTGTTCCTGTCTTTTGTTGTCGTCTACCAATAATGTAAATGTTATCTGCTGAATAATATATTCCTGTACCACCGCTAACAACATCTTTAGGAAATAATCCTATCTCCTTATATGTATGATTAACCACTATTGCTGGTATATCTTTAATTGTTAAATGTGGAGTAATCATTCTAAATAATGATTTCATTTGTTTGGCTCTTGTCATATCTGCTACTGACTTACCTTCTAAAGAATCTTCTACTTCTTTTCTACTTGCCAAATTACCCACACTATCAACAATAATCATGACATGATCATCTCTTTCTAAGCCATTTAATTGTTGCATAGAATCATGTTTTAATTGTTCTACATCTGTTATTGGAGTATGAACCACCCTTGTTGTATCAATATCAAATGTGTCGAAATATTGTTGAGGTGCTCCAAACTCTGAATCATAAAATAAAATAACACCATCATCATATTTGTCTAAAAATGCTTTTGCCAATAACATAGCAAACGCTGTTTTAAAATGTTTACTTGGACCTGCAAATACTGTAAGTCCTGGTGTTAATCCACCATCCAATCTTCCACTTAATGCAACATTAACTGCAGGTACAGAAGTTTGTATTAAGTCCTTTGCATTAAAGAATTTAGATTCCGTTAGGATATCTGTTTCTCTAATTGTACTGGTTTTTTTAATTCTCTCTATTAAGTTTCCCATCTTTTCTCCTAAATTCATTAGCTGCAATTGCAGTCTTCATAATATTATCGTTAGCATAGCACAGATTAGAGGTATGAGTCAAGTCTTTTGGTAAACAAGAACCACCAAATCCATACTTTCCGTCCCAACCAGGAACCTTAGTATGTGAATTACCCATTGCAACATCTTGATTAAAAAATCTTGCTACTTCTCTGTAATCTATATCATGTACATCACATATATCTTTTATATCGTTCATCAAACCTACTTTAACTGCAAGAAAAGAATTCCTCGCACATTTAATCATTGATGCTTCACATGGTCCTGTCTGAATAATTTTCTTGTGATGTATTCCTCTTTCTAAGACTTTAATAAAATCATCCATGTTGTGGCCACCAACTAATAAGGGATTTCTATAATTGTCTACATCAAGTTTCCAACTATTTTCTCTTAAAAATTCAGGCATGATAATTGCTGCGTTTTGCTTAACATATTTTAATGCCTGATCAGGACCTATTGTACTCCTAATAACAATTCTAGTTTCTTCACCTTCTAATTCTTTTAATACATCTTCTATTATAGAAGTATCTAATTTATCACCTTTTAGATTAGTTGGAACACAAATAAAAGCATAACTAATATTTGACCAATCCCAAATAAAATGCCCTTTATCTGGATCATGTATTGCTATTTCTGGTTTTGGAATAATATAATTGGAAAACAAATATTCAGTTGCTTGCCCACAATATCCATGTCCTATAATTCCTATTTTCATATTTTAAAATAATCTGCTATCAATTTCATTTGTTCGTCTATTTGTTTTTTCTGATCTTTAATGCGCTTCTCTTGAAACATAACCTTTTGTTTCTGATGTTTGGATTCTTGTTTCAAGTGTTGCAATTTGCGTTTCTTTTTTCTCTGTCCAGTTCTTTTCATTTCTCTCTTTTCCATTAGACATTGTCTTTGGTGTAAATTTAGAAGCTTTAAGTCTTTCTAAAGCCCTCTCCCTTCTCGCCTTTCTTCCACCTGTGGCAGAATATGTTCTATCTTTTCCGTGTCTCATCCAAATAAATCCTCCAATGTTGCTTGTGGTTCTGTGTGCCAACCTATTGGTTGTAAAATGTTTTTTAACGGTTCTATAAATGCTTTTTCAAAGATTGTATTATAGTCAACATACTTATTTAAATCAAACTCTGTAGGTAATTTAGTTATGAATGCTACTGTATTTTCTCCTATTGCATTTGGCTCTTTTAAATATAAAAACTTAATTTTATCTCCCTCTTGGATTAACTCATATTTTAATCCTAAATTCATTTTCTTAACATAATGATTATATAATAATCCACCTCTTACATGAATAGGTGTTCCCTTACTATAAATATCTGCCTGTGAATGATACTTTGCCATATTATTACAGCCCCTAGGAAATGCTATTTCCTCAGCAGTCATTCTATTAAAACTCGCTCTAGTGTCCGCTATAAAACTATGTAAATCTTCTTGTGTGCTTGTAAGTATTAACCTAACTGCCTCCCTTAGAGACTCTCTAATAGGGCCAGGAGTGCTACTTCTTACTATCTCTAGTCCCATAACCTTTAATTTAGGCTTTGTTAGACGCAATCCTTCGTCATCAAATACATTTAAAGCATATCTTTTCTTAGCTACAAATATACCTTTATCTGCTATTATTTCCCTTTTAAAAAATATCTTCTTTTCAAAAGCATTAGTATAATTAGCAAGTTTAACCATTGCATTATCTATTGCAGGTTCTATTTTTTCATTTGCTATTTTATCAATCAAATCTATTGTTTTATCTTTTCCTTTATCTGGAAAAAAGTTTTCAACCATATCACTTAATGTAACATAACAAGAATCAGTATCACTATAAAAAGAATAAGTTTTTTCTTCTGTGCCACATACTTTATTAACATAATCGTCTAATGCCTTTGCTGTATCTCTAATTATTAATTGTCCTGTCATTGTAATACCTTCTGCAATTCTATCATCATAAAATCTAAAGTATTGGTTTGCCAGGGCACCATATAAACTGTTTAATTGAATCTTTCTTGCCATTTGGAAGTTATTATATTTACTAACTTCAAGTTCATAAACCTTTGCACCTGTCTCTTGAAACTTCCTTTGAGACTCCTGCATTAGTTTTTTATATTTTAATCTATCATTAAAAAACTTCTGTACTATCTCAGGAAATAATCCTTGCTTATCTCTCTTATAACAAGTTCCATTAGCTGCCATTGCATAATTCTTTTCTTTTAACTTATCTAACTTATACCTATCTAATAAGTCATCAACTTTAACATCATATTCAAATCCAGGAATAATAGTTTCAGGACTCATATTGTATTGCATCAATATACTAGGATATAGACTTGTTGCATCAAAACTTGCCACCCAATCATAATCTCCAGGAACAGGTTCTTGTACATATGCACCTTCTATTTGTCTTTCTTTTCTACCACCACCCTGATGTATAACTATCTTTTTCTCCCAAAGGTGATTATATAATAAACTATCCCAAGTTCTAACTGCTGAAAAAACATCATTATAATTACATTTGGCATCGTATGCCATTGTTATTGCAAGTTCAATAAGTTTCATTTTATCTTCTAATTCATCAACAAGAACTGTATCAATAATATTATACTCTACAAATCTATTCCAATCATTATCATAGAACTCTTTAAATGTATCAAAACCAGACTCTAGTTTTTTATGTCCTAGTTCTGTTTGTGCAATAAAATCTAATTTGTAACTCTCTCTTGTAACATAAGTAAACTTCTTATATAAGTCTAAATAATCTAATTGTGCAACACCTGTAATTTCATATGCAGTCAATTCCCTTTGTTGGAATCTAATAGGTCTTTTATTAACCAATCCAAATGGAGAGAACTTTTTGTGTTCTCCTGTACCTAATATCTTTTCAGTTCTTGCTAACAAATAAGGAATATCAAATAATTGACTATTCCAACCAGTAATAATATCAGGACAATTATCCTTCCACCATCCTAAGAAACTTACAAGCAATTCTCTTTCATCTTTACAATAAACATATTCTATATCTAAATGTTTTGTATCTTCTGCTGGAGTAAACTCCCCTACGCCCCATGTTGTTATTTTCTTGGTGTTGTTATCTTGAAGAGTAATAACTAACATCTGTTCTGTAGGGGAGTCTACATTCGGAAATCCGTTTTCCGAAGTACATTCTATATCAATAGAATATATTTTTATGTGTTTAGCATCCCACTCAACTGTTCCAGGATACTTTTCTGTTATGTATTGATAGCCATAATAGTTTTGGCCAAATATTGGAAAATTAGATACGTCTTTATATCTATCAAAAAAGGCGGTTGCCTCTTTATTTGATTCAAACTGAATAGGCGAAACATCTTCGCCAAATATACTTTTATATTCTGAGGGTTTTTCTGATTTTACAAACAGGGTTGGGCTGAAACTATGTCGTGCGGTAAAACGATGTCCGTGCTCGTCAACTCCACGAACCAAAATTTTATCACCATAATGTCTTGCATAAGTATAAAAAGTCATAACAACACCAAATTCATATTATAATTATAGACTCTTACAAGCCTAAAATCAACTATTCTTCATCAAAAAAGGTTCTATTAACTAAGTGAGCCTCTTTAATTTCTTCTTTAGACTGGCCATGATATTGAACTGCATGATGTTGTTCAACCATCTCCTGATTAATATTAACAGGCATTTCATATCTAGTACCTTCTGCTTCTAACAAAATAAATTCACCAAGTATCCTGCCGAATTTTCCTCTTTTATCAAGCCTTGTTTTGAGTATAGCCCCTTCTTCAAGTCTTTTTGTGAGGTAATCTTTTGCCTTAAGTCCAAATCGTTTTTCAACTTTATCACGGGTTCGACTTTCTGGAGTGTCGATCCCATATAATCGTATTCTTTGTTTTTTAAGCCATAAACCGAAGCCCAAGTCGATATCCACATCTACTGTATCTCCATCTACTACCTTAACTACTTTACATCTATATTCGTACATCTATCTCTTCTTTATTGTTTCGTTTAATACTTTTTTATTTATAAAGTCGGGACGAATAAGACCTGAACCAAATTTAGCATTATAAGCATTTAATAAATCAGTTTCAGGTTCATATAAAGAAACAATATGTGTTGGGAATATAGGTACTTTTTGCTCTTTAGCAAATGGAGCGTAAGGAGCAAGTCCCACGCCAAATTCAGTTTCACTACCAGGCTTAGGCATCATCATAATTAAAGCAGGGTCTTCTATGATGACAAATGCTTTGCCTTCTATTTCAGCCTCCTGTACTTTACCTATAAGATCTTCACCTGATGTTAATTTTACTATCTGAACGCTTGACATGCTCCTTCTCCTTTAATTATTTAATTTTAATAGATTGAGGTTTCTTTTCCTCTGGTATTTCGTGTACCAATGAAATAGTTAAAACTCCATCCTTCAATTCAGAACCTGTAACTTTAACTTCATCAGCTAAGCCCCATGTTCTAGTGAAATTGCGTTCTGCAATTCCTTTGTGTAAGAATTCATCTTCTGATTTCTCTTGTTCACCTTTGACGATTAAGTTACCGTCTTCCACAACAACATTAAGTTCAGACTTTTTAAAGCCAGCAATAGCAATTTGAATTTCGTAATTCTCGTCGTCTATTCTTTTAATGTTATAAGGTGGGAAAGAATTGGATTGTCCACCTTCAACGGTGTGAAGTCTGGTAACAGCGTCAAATACTCTGTCAAATCCTATTAGTCTACTTTCTACTTGTGGGAATGCTGAAACAAAATCGTTCCAGTTAGTCGTGTTTAATCTTACCATTTTAGTTTCCTCCTATTAGTTAGCAAGGTTAATATAACTGCAGACCCATAATTGGCATCTGCTATACTATATATAATACTTTTTTTCATTTTTTCAAGATCTTTTGGTAAAATTGTTCCATTTCAGGAAATGAATCGTGCCAATTTGTACCTCTTCTTCTATCATGTTCATCAACAAATTTAACAAAGTCTTTTCTATGGTTTTCTAAAACATCACCTGTAAACAAATTGTTTTTAATCCACTCTACCGACTTTTTATATCTTTCATATTCAGAGGTTAAGTAGATTTTTTCGTCCACATAAAGTTCCATATCCTTTAAACTGCTTTCTAATTTACTTATAAGATTTTCATCAGCAATTCTTGCAGTTAGGTGATATGGCTCTACCATATAGGGTGCATCAAATGTAATTTGTCCTGGAAACTGATTTTTCCATTCTGCTACTTTAAATATTAATTCACTAATCTTAGGAATAGACAGTAAACAGAAAGTAATCATAAAACCTACATGTATTCCATTTGCTAAAATCTTTAATAAATTTTCTTCAAAAATATCTACATCTAATCCATGTCTAATCCATTCTGCCTGTTTTCCCCAACTATCTATGCTGACATAAAGTTTATTTTTGTTCTGATCTTTAACTAAATCAATATATCTTAAAACTCTCTTTTCAGAAACCATTAGGTTCGTATTAATCTGAAATTCTAAATCTTTTCTTGGATTCTTTTTAACATGTTCAAGTAACCTAAATGTATTTTTATCTAATAAGGGTTCTCCGCCTGTAACTCTAAGAACAAATAAATGTTCATACGCCTCTGGAAACCATTTCCAAAACTTTTTAATATATGGATTTTTAGTATCCTCATACATATATTCTTTTCTAGAAAAATATTGCTGTGCATTACTTCTTTGATCTAACTCATAAGGTCCATACTTATCTATTTCCTT